TGCTGGTAGTGCGAATTCAACAATTGCTGCAAAAGTTCTCAGTCGTGCCGGGTTTTATGGCGCGCGACTTGGATCAACTGTTGTGGCAAACATTACTGACGTAATTTATAAATTCCCGCTTGAAGAGTCTGGATACAATTCAGCTGAAATGTTCGGATTGCATACAAACTTTTTAAACCAATCAACTAACGCTATTTTAACTCGATCAGTGCAAGCGCTGTGCCACTGGGCAATGTGGCACGGTGTCCCGCTGGCCATCTACGCCCACGAATATGCTGAGTTTTCATTAGCAAAATGGGGCGTGTTGTTAGATGCCGTTATATCAACAGGCATTGCAACAGGCACATATACAGAGGTCGCAAAATGGGCCAAAGATACGGCAGCAAATCGGCCAACTCTTGAGCAGCAATATATCAATGATGATGCATGGGTTCCTACGCTGAATAAAAACTCTGTTTATCTTGATTGGCCATACGGTGCTGGTGGTGCTGGTGGTAGTGGTTTGCAATATCGAATAACCCCATCGTTATCAATAGATATTGGTTAATCATGGACAAAATAGCCACCCCGGAAATATGGGCCAGCCAAGGCGGATTGATAGGACTCATCATCATGGCATTATTCGTTATGTTAGGGATATTTTTGATTGCACAGGCCAAAATCTATGCCATGCATCGGGAAGATCAAAAGCAAATGCTAGATCTGCATGCAGAAGAGCGGGCAGCGTGGAGCAAGATTGTCGATGAACGGCAGAAAGAAACAAACCTGACGATTCAAGGCATCACGGCGGCTTTAAACAAACTGGCCAGTCGTGGCAGACGTCACGAGGATGACGAATGATCAAGCTGACTGCCCTGACCACGTTTTTACTGAATCTGAATCTGTTTGCCGCAGAGCAGCTGGAAACGGTGGTGGATGATTTGGTGATCATACCCGGCGGGCATCCTTCACCTGGAGTCACAAACATCAAAGTGTGCGGGATGGATTACACGGCGGTGATTTTTATCGAGCGATATCCGCACAAACAAGTATCGGCCAATGTGCTGTTTGCGCAAGTGGCGGCATGGTTGCTTGATAACGACAACGAGCGTGAGGATTACACGTTTCCGGTTAACGTGGAAGTGATCGACGCGGCTACAGCGGATATTGAAATTCGGTTGACCTTTCGTGAGTACATCACAGCCACCCAACAAAACGGCGGCAATTTGACGTTTAACGGCATGGAGTTTTCAATCGATGCTTGAGATTAACGTCACGGGCGCTGAAAACATCCGTTTGAATTTTGAGCAGGTTAAATCACCCGCTTTACGCAAACGCTTGTTTACGGTGGCCGCCCGGGAGTTGATCAAAGCCGCCAAGCAGCGGATTGCAGCACAAACCGATTTGGAAGGCCGCGCGTTTACGCCACACGCCAAAAACCGCCGGCGCAAGATGTTGGCGCGATTGATTCGACGTATCGGATCCACAGTAACAGACAGCGATGCTTATGTGGGCTGGTCTAATCCGTTTGAAGGCATGATTGCTGCAAAACACCAATACGGATTTACCCAAAGTTTCAACAAAAGCCAGTTTAAAGCACAAACCGGTACCCGCAGCGATCCGGCGACACGTCAGCAGGCAAAAGCCTTATTACAAGCTGGCTTTAAATACCGAAGCAAAGGCAAAGGCTTTAAAACGCCTACGCTGAAATGGATTGTACAAAATTTAAAAATTGGTCAGGCCGGTTTGATACTGCGCAGCCTGCGCGGCTCAAAATCCGAATGGAAAACCACGCTACCCGCGCGGAGTTTTTTGGGCATTACTGCTCAGGATATTGCTGACATCGATCAATTAATTCAAAACGAGCTGATTAAAAGCTTTGTAAAGGCCACTGCATAACCACCACGAGGACATGATGAAAACCATTAAATTTATTGAAGCTACACGTTATCTCAGCGTGGAGTACACGATCGATCAGGAACTGACGCTAACTTCTCAAGAAGCTCAAGCGCTAGTGGATGCTAAACATGCGGTTTTTGTGGATGACAAAGCCGCCAAATCAAAAGACAAGGAGTAATTATGATTACCATTGCAACCGGTACCTCACTGCAAGTGGGTAAAACCTACGGCGGTAACTTGGTGATATCGAGCATCAGCAACGCTAACCCTGCTGTGGCTACATTTGCCGACGCATCGACTGTTACAGTCGGCGACTATCTAGAGATAACCTCAATATGGGGCAGACTGGATAAAAAAATTGTACGCGTTAGCGCAAAATCAACAAATCTAGTCACGTTTGAAAACATCAATTCCACAGATACGGCTAAATACGCCGGTTCTGGTTCTGGATCTGCACGTAGAATCACTGCCTGGGACACTTTGTCACAGATCAAATCAATGAGCCCATCCGGCGGCGATATCAAATTTGCTGATATCTCATCCATGGATGATTTTGTTGACAAACAAGTACCCGTAGGCCGTTCAGCTTCTGCGCTGGGTTTGGTCATTTACGATGACCCGACGCTGGCTTGGTATGCAACATTGACTGCAGCGTCTGACTCATTAACCCCTTCGGCCATGATGATGGTGTTCCCAAATGGCTCACGAACTGTGGCCAATGCGTATTGGTCTCTATCCAAAACACCGGATATTGCAAAGGACGAGGCGATTACCGCCAAGCTGGATTTGTCCTTTGCAGCCGAAGCGGTCAGATACAACACTTAACACTTAACCTTTTCAATTAGGCACAAGGACGTGCCGCCCTTTGATGACTATGCGACAGTTTGTAAATAACAAAGAATTGCTCGATTTGCTAGAGATTGATTACGTTGACCAAGGCGTCACCAATGTCTCGATAATCATCGACTCAAACAAAATGCCAAAAGTCATCATTGAGAAGTTGATTAAGGTGGAAAGCTCAAAGCTTGCGCGGATTGATAAGTTCGACTGGCTGGCTTTGATTAACTCCGGCATGAGTCATCGTCAAGTTTTGGCTTTTATCCAGTCTCAAAACCACTAATACAGGCTTTTATGTTCAAACTCGATTTATCACCAACCTACGCGTACCCGGTTAAATTTACCGTTATCGACGAAAACGGCAATCAGAAAACATACCAAATCAAAGCGCTGTTTAAGCGTTTTAATCGTGATGCCTTGATTGAGCTACAAAACGAATCAACACCCGATCGTCAGTCGATCAAATCTGCTGATGAAATCCTGAATGCCGATATCGAGTATTTGCGAAAATTTATGGACGGCTGGCAGGAAGTTGAAATCAACGGCAGCCAGCAATTTAATGATGAGCAGTTGCGATTGCTGTTAAACCAGGTGCCACAAATCAGCACGGCCATTACCGAAGCGTTTTTTGAAAGCGCGGCAGGCGGGCAAAAAAGAAAAAACTGATAGAAATTGCGGAAGCCTGGGCCAGTGCAGGCAGCCGCGATAAAGAGTTAAAAGCCCTGGCGGACATGATGGGCATGTCGATGCAGGAAGCCAGAGAAAATCTGCTGCAATCGGAGATATTGATAGACCCTGAAAACTGGCTGAGCTTTAAAACCTGGCAGGCAATATCAACCCAATGGATTCACGGCGCCATGGGTGGCGTGGTGGGGCTGAATTACCCGGGCGTAAAAACCGTTCTGGATTTAACCGTAAAACCCAAAGCACGAGCAGGCGTTTTTGAAGATATCCAGCTGATGGAACGCACGGCGCTGGCAATTTTGAATGAAAAGGCGGATTAATGGCTGATGTAGTTTTAGGCATCAAAATCAAATCGGATGGCAGCGCCCAGGTTACCAGCGATATTAATAGACTTAATCAAGCTCTTAATCAAACGGGGAATTACGCTAAAAAAACGGCAAATGATACAGATGCATTAAGCAGAACGCTAAATTCTGCAAAAAATGCGGCAATTGGTTTTTTTTCGCTTAATTTAGCAGCAGGCTTAGCTAAGCAAATTGTTCAATCTGCTGAATCGTATGGTCTTTTAAATTCGCGTATTAATCTAGTCACACAGTCATCAGCACTTTTAGCTAGCACACAAAGAAATATTTTAAATATTTCAGTTGCTCAGCAAACCTCCTTTGATGATTTAGGGAGGCTTTACACTCGAATTGCTGATGCGGGTAAAAATGCAGGTCTTACACAACGCGACTTATTGACAGTCACTGAGTCAATTGCGGCAACATTTAAAATATCAGGGGCTTCTGCAGCTGAGTCAGCATCAACAATAACCCAATTGTCTCAAGCACTAGCATCTGGCACAGTGCAATGGGAGGATTTTGGACAATTAGCCGACACTAATATGAGGTTGGTTAAAGTCGTTTTAGATGATCTGCATATGAACATGGGCCAACTCAAAGAAGCCATGTCAGATGGCAAAATCACAGCTGAACAGTTATTCCACGCATTGATCAACGGCAGTCAGCAATTAAAGGTTGAAATGGCTGGAATTCCACAGACTATCAGCGGTGCGTTTGAGTCTATGGGTGATGTCATAGGAGCATATATCGGAAAGATTGATCAAGCGTATCAAGTAACACAAACGCTTGCGGGTATCATAAATGAAATAACTAAAGGGATTCAATATACACATAATCCCACACCGATTCAAGAAATTTATAAAATTAAAGAAACGGCTAAATCTCGTGGTTACATTACACAAGATGAAGACCGTCGAATTCTGGCATTAAACAATCAATTAAAAGCCGAAGAAGAGGCCAAACGAGTAGCAGATTTTGATGCTGGCATTGCCAAAATTTGGACAGATGCACAGAATAAAAAAGCGGCAGCTGATGAAGAGGCGGCCAAGTCAGCAAAAAAACATGCATCTGAAATGGCTAAAACTGCAAGGGCTAAAGCATCGTCTGCAGCATCTACAGTCAAATCTTACCAAACCGAACGCGACGAAGTAGCCAAAACCCTGGCGGCGATTCAGCAAGAAACCCAGCTGATTGGCTTGTCTGATACTGCCCGTGCGCGATCTATCGAGCTGCAAAACGCCTTGACTAAAGCCAAAGGCGCGGAAGTAGAGCAAATCCGAGCGGCCCTGGCTGTGAAATGGGCGATGGCGGATGCTGAAAGCGTGGCCAAAGCATCACAAGAAGCACAAATTCAGGCGATTAATGAGCAGGTCGACCGATATCAGCAGCTGACTTTATCTGTGCGTGAGTTGTATGCAGAAAAACTTAAGCAAGCCGGGTTGAGTGATCAACAAGCCGCACCGGTATTGGCTAGGTTTGATCAGAACCAAGCCCTGGAGTCCAATGCCGAAAAAACCAACCAGGCTAAACAAGCGCTGGATAGCTACATTCAATCGCTGGATTCTGCGGCTAAAAGCTCACAGAATTTTGGTGATGTGTCATCGTCGATATTTGACAGTTCACTGGGTGGTATCAATACCCTGGCCGGGGCTTTTGATAGCCTGACCAAACGGATATCGGACACAACCGAAGAGCTACGCAAAAACACCGAAGCTCAAGCCCTAAACGCCCAATTACCGGAAGGCGAAGAGCGGCAAAAAAACGCTATCAAGTTGCAAAAACAGCAACAAACCTTAGAACGGCAACAAATCAAAGACCAGTTATCGGGCATCCGGCAAATGGCCAGTGCTACGGCCAACATGTACGCACAAAACACCAATGCCCGCCGAGCGTTTAACGTGGTGGCACTGGCGGCCAGTGTTGCAGAGCGTGCTGCCGACTTGGCTGGCCTGGGTGCTAAAGCGGCAAGCGCCGTTTTAACGCAAGGCCAAGGCGATCCCTACACAGCCTTTGCCCGTATTGCGGCGATGGCGGCAATTGTCGGAAGCGTGTTGAGTGCTGCGGGAGCCGGGACGTTTCAATTCGGTGGATCCGGCAAAGTGGCTAAACTGGATACCGCGCCGGATTCCGGTACTGTGCTTGGCGATCCAACCGCACAATCAGAGTCGATTGATAACGTGTATGGTTTGCTGCAAGACATTCACGCACGGGAATATCGTGAGTTGCAGGGGATTAATCAAGGCGTCTGGAACCTAAAAACCGGCATCAATGGAGCGGTAACGAACTGGTTTAAGAGTAACAACATTAATCCACCACCAGGCTTAAATTTAGGCACAAAATCGAATGTGCCGACGTTGCCCAAAAGTGCGCTAGGTGGTTACAACCCAGACCCAATACTCAATGGCATCATCAAGTTTGCCAGCAGCGAGCCTATTTCAAAATTCTTGTTAAAAGGCATTTTTGGCACAACAAAACGCGAAGTAACCGGAAACGGCATTGTCATCAATCAAACCTTGATGGATCAAATCTTGAAAGGTGGGTTGTTAAATGCACAACAATCAACAGAAGTTACGACAACTACAAAAAGCTGGTTTTCTAAAAAAACTAGCGTTGAAGAGATATTGAGTCCGCTGGATAAAAACCTGCATGATAGTTTGACTCAGATTTTTAAAGGCATGGGCGAGTCAATGCTATCTATGGCCGATGAGTTTGGCGCTGATACCACTCAAAAAATCAAGAGCTACAAAATCCCACAATTGCGGGTTGATTTAACAGGATTAAGCGGAGAAAAAGCGGCTAAAAAGTTGAATAACGTGTTATCCACGCAGCTAGACAAGATGACTGAAAAGGTTTTCGGTGATCAAATCAAAGAGTTTCAGCAGTTGGGTGAAGGCATGTTTCAAACAGCTGGTCGTTTGAAAGTGCAAAATGCACTTGTTACAGATGCTTTGGCTTCATCCGGTCAAGGATTTAACGGCGACATCACCCGCATTTCAGACGGACTATCCACCCTATTCGGCAGCATCAAAGATTTCAGCAGCCAATTTCAAGACTATTTCAGCGCGTTTTATACCAAAACCGAGCAAGTAGCTGACGCTAAACGCCGCCTGGATGCCGTCTTTACTGACAGCGGCAACCTCCCAGCCAGCCGCGAAGCCTACCGCGATCTAGCCAGAGCCCAAGACTTGAGCACTATCGCCGGGCGGCAATTGTATTTTCAACTCATCGACCTGGCGGGCGCTGCAGACGAGTATTATTCAGCCCAAGAAGACCTGGCTAAAAATGCCGAAAGCGGTTTACGCAACCTGGCCGGATTGGCACCCACGCTACGTTCTGAGATTTACAACCTTAACCTAAGCCTGATCGATGCCCGCGCCAACTGGCATGCAGCCGGTTTGGATTTAACCGAGATGAGCCGCTTAACCGGCATGGCCTTTGCCGAGCTGAAAACAAAAATT